TGGCAACGGACACCCCAAGCCCGGCAACGGGCAGCAGAAGCCGAAGCCGAAGCCCCAGGTGCGGGCTGACGGCGAGGAGCCCACTTCCCCAGCGAACAACCGGCGCGACCACGCAGCCATCGAGTCCGCGAAGAAGCGCGAGGCGCAGGCGCACAGGCGTGCGCAGGACGCGCTGGCGGAGGCTCGTCGGGAGCGGCGGCAGCGCGAGGTTGTCGAGGTCGAGCGCGAGTTGGAGAGGGTGGCACATCGGGTGGGGATCAAGGACACGGACTACGCCATACGACTGTTCAACCGCGCTCTCGCCGGGGAGACCGACGAGGCGAAGTTGAGGGCTTTCGACGAGGAGAAGTTCTTCGTCGGACTGCGTGACAATCACCCCTACCTGTTCGGGGAGGTGGTGAAGACGGCAACCACCGGGACTGCCGGTGGCGGCGCTCCGCCCGCACCCACACCGGGCGCGGCGGCGAAGGGGGCAGCGCAGGGGCAGCAGATCGACGCACGCAAGATGACACCCGAGGAGTACAGGGTGCACCTCAAGAAGCGAGGGCTCTCGGTCTCGGGGTAGTTCGGTAGCTCTTGCGTGGCGTTCGGCTCTCCTGCTAGACTGCCCTAAAGAGGGAGAGACGACATGGACTTCACGACCATCCTTCAGGACCCAGCCTTCCGTCCGCTCGTGCAGGAGAACCTTCTGGAGCGCGCGTTTCACGACGCGCTGTTCCCTCGCACGCTGTTCCGCGCCGAGGCCGCTGATGTCGAGTGGCCTGCCAACGTCGGCGACCAGATGATCTTCTCCGGGGTTGGCCTCATCAAGCCGAACCTCAAGCCGGGACTGCCGGGCGTGGACCCGAAGCCGGCGACCTGGGCGAGCGAACAGTGGTTCGCCAGCCTGAACAAGTACCACGGCACCATCGACACCCACATGCCCACGAGCATCGTGGCCATCGCGAACCTGTTCATGCGCAACGCGCACCAGCTCGGCCTCATGGCCGCGATGACGCTGAACCGCATCGTGCGCAACCGGCTCTACACGGCGGCGCTGTCGGGCTGGACTGTGGTGGACGGGCACCAGATCGGCGTCGATCACCTGCACGTCAATCGTCTCAACGGGTTCACCACGGCGCGGAGCCCGGGTGTCGTCGGCGCTTCCCAGGTGCGGTTCGAGCGGGTGAGCGGTGCCAACCCGCTGGCGGTGGACATCGCGACCAACCTCCGCAACGTCATCGGCTTCGTGCCGGACGTGTCCGGCGATGAGATCGGCCCCGGCGTGCTCATCCTGGACGCCGTGGTCACCGCGAACGACCGCGACTACGTCAAGGCCGCGGACGCCACCGCTCTGCATCGCGTGGGTGGCGGCATGAAGGTGGATGACGTCGGCACCGGTGACGTGCTCAAGATGCAGGACATCCGGGCGGTCGTGGCGAACTTCCGCCAGAACAACGTGCCAGAGCAGCCCGATGGGCGCTTCCACTGTCACTTCGACCCGCTCTCGGAGGCGCAGATCTACCAGGACGACGAGTTTCAGCGTCTCCTGACCGCGCTGCCCGACTACTACATGTACCGGCAGTTTGCCATCGGGGAGATCCTCGGCTGCGTGTACTTCCGCAACTCCGAGTGCCCGCTGAAGCAGACGGTCGAGCCGAAGGACGGCGTGACCTACTCGGATGAGGACCCATTCCCCGGTGAGCTGACCAACAACGGGACGATCACCGGCGTGCCGATCCACCGTCCGCTGTTCGTGGGCCAGGGCTGCATCTACGAGTATTACCAGGACCTGTCGCAGCTCATCACCGAGGCGGGCGTCACTGGCCGCATCGGCGAGCCCAAGGTCACGAACAACGGCATCGAGGTGCCGTGCGACCGCGTGCAGCTCATCATCCGTGCTCCGCTCAACCGCGACATGGATGAGGTCTCTACGACCTGGAAGTTCTTTGGCGACTGGCCTGTCCGCACGGACAGCGCCACCGGCGACGCCGCGCGGTTCAAGAGGACCGCGGTGATCGAGCACGGGCAGGCGGCATAGCCCAGGTCAAGGGTGCTGACCACTCGCACATACCCGCTTCCGAGCTTCGGCTCGGTCTTGAGCGCCCGATCCCCTCGGCGAGGGACGTCGGTTGCTCGCTTGTCCACCCGGTGCTTCTCGTCGAGGAGCTACGCCAGCGGGCGGACATACTTGACCAGCTTGCCGCGCGTTCCTCGGTCGGAGCGTCATGTGCAACTGGTCTTCGGGTCGGCAAACCCTGCGCTTTGCGCACGGAACCGCCGACCCACCTCGGCGGCCGGACGGATGCTGGCCCTCGCGAAGTGCCAAGGCTCCCCGTCTGTGGGTGCGGCTCACTTCCCCCGTTTGAGGGATGGTGTGACCCGCCTGGGGGGCAGGTTGCTGCGGTTGTGACTCCCAACGGCAGGGGTACTGCCGGTCAATGTCACTTCCACGCTTCCTGCCCCCCGCTGCCACCCTTATGAACGAGGGAGCCATGAGCGAGGACATCAAGGACGCCAGCACTCCCGAGGTCGCCTCCCCTCCGCCAAGGCGTGCGAAGCGGCACAAGGCTCCCGACCCTGAGCCCGTACAGGCCGCCGTCAGCCCTCCCCAGGAGGCCGCAGTCACACCGGAGGCCCCAACCCCAAGGGGCGAGGTCACGCCGGCTCCTGTGCGGTTCTACCGGGTGCGTGTGGCCAAGCGGGTGTGCATCCGCGGTGGCTTCACGTCCCTGCACGCGGGCAAGCTCCTGGACGTGCGCAGCTACGGTGACACTGTCATCCGCAGCCTTCGTGAGCAGGGGGTCGAGCTGGACCCCGTGAGCTAGGGAGACACCATGGCACTCGACGCTGCCGAGAAGGAGCGCGTTCGTTACCACCTCGGCTATCTGGAGTGCCAGCCTGCTGCGTCAATCCAGTACGGCATCGCACGTCCCATCGAGACCCTGTTCCTCGTCGAAACGGCGATGGACAACATCCTTCCGGTGGCAGAGGACCGGGTGCGTAGGCTCATTCAGATCCTGGATGAGACGGAGTGCCGCATTTACGGGTCACAGGAGCGACTTGCTGCGGCGCGCATGGGGGACCTGGAGACGCGCGTGGGCGAGCCCGACCTGTTGGAGAAGGAGTACGGGCGCTGGGCGATGCGTCTCGCGGACGTGCTCGGCGTGCCTCTCTACGCCTATTCAACCCGGTTTAGGGCAATCTTCGGCACGGGTGGCGCGGGCACCGCGGGGTCTATCCCAGTGAGGGGGTAGGTCGTGAGCGGCTGCGGCACTCCCAAGTTCACGACGCTGTCGCCGGCGCAGTTCGCGCAGAGCTTGGCGCGGCGGCTCATCCCTGTCGCCGACTCCCTGCGAGACCTGCGCGTGCGGTTCGGCCTGCGTCCCTACCGGGTGCGCGTCATGCGGACCCGGTGGACGGGCGGGCAGCGGGGCATCGGCGAGGAGGTTGTGTCAGCGGAGATGGAGATTCTGCCGACGCCGCTGGTGCAGGACCTCTCGGCACTTGCGGAGGTAGTGGAGCCTGTCGGGCTGCTGGAGGTAGGCTCCGTCAGCATCTCCGAAGTCAGCGGGCGCTACACGGAGGAGCAACTGCGGGGGCTCGACATCGACGGCACACCTCCAGCGGCGGATGAGCAAGTCTGGTACGAGATCGAGTTCCCGCGGTCGGACGGGCAGAAGGGCGAGCGTCGTCGCTTCTTCCTCGGCTCCACACCGAACTACGCAGCGGCGCGGTTCGAGTGGACCTTCCGGCTGGACCGCTCCCATGAGGGCCGGTCACGGGCAGGAGAGCTGCGGTGATAACGATCAAGATGAATCCGCGGGAGTGGGCAAGCTACATGGCCAGGCTCGGGACGCGGTTCATTCCAGCGGCGATGAACGGAGCCCTATCCGCAGCGCACCGTTACCGGGTGTACCTGCATGACCGGACGCGGAAGGCTTCTCCGGCGAATCCCGGCGGCGTGGGTTCGGGGGGTGCGGTGGACCGCGGGACCTACCTGCGCGGGTGGACTGCCAGCAAGACCGAGGAAGGGGCGCGTATCTACAACACTGTGCCATACGCTCCAGTCGTAGAGTACGGCAGACGTGCGGGATCGCCTCCGCCAACGTCGGCCCTCATCCCATGGGTGAAACGTAAGCTTCACGTTGCACCGAACAAGGTGCGTGGCGTGGCGTTCGTCATCGCACGCGCCATAGGAAGGCGTGGCCTGGCGGGCAGGTTCGTTATGTCCGCTCC